CTCGGTATTGACGAACTTCGCCAGCTGGCGGGCCTTCTTCAGCGCGTTGTAGTGGCGCTCCATGGCGTACTGGCCACGGATGGCCAGCAGCGCTTCGGAGGATGCATCCACGCCGACTTCCTGCGCGAACTGGGTGCGCGCTTCAGGAGTGGCCTGGAAGATTGCACGAGCCGGCGAGGCGAACAGCGAGAAGGTGCTGGCGTTGATCTTCAGCACCGGGCTGGATACGCCTTCCTTTTCATAGTCCACGAAGGCTTCGACCGACACGACCGAGCCATTTGGCAGGGCGGTTTGCGGGGTGACCACCACTTCACCGGTGTCCGGCTTGATGGTGCCCGACAGCGGATAGTCAGTGCCCGACAGCTTGACGGTACCGGCGAAGGAAACAGTGGCCTGCGACAGGGACGCGTTGCCGGTTTCAACGGCGGCAATGTAGCCGTTGACGTAGATCACGGTACGACCGCGCAGCAGCGGCAGCGGGTTGCCGCCGTTGGCCTGGTAGGTGAAGTTGAACTTGTAATTCGCGTTGTCGTTCGGAGCCGCCAGGACCTTGGTGCGTGCGGAACTGATGTACTCGCCGCCCAGGCCCACACCATCGATCAGGTCATCGGCCGAGTAGTCGCCCCAGTCGGAGCCGGCGCGGTGCGAGACGATGATGAGGCGCGCTTCGTTGGAGCCTGCGTCAGCCGGCAGGTAGCCGGCGAAGGGGCAAGCCTCGGCCAGGGTGCCCAGGATCGCGACCAGCGGCGCATTGGGGTGCAGGGACAGCTGATCGTGGTGGGTATTGTTCGCCGAGTCGTACAGGGTACGGGCTTGGTGAACGGCGCTCAGCAGCAGGTCACCGGTCGGGGTGAAGCCATGCTCGCGCTCGAAGGCATTGGCGCCGTCGAAGATCGCTTTCACGATCTTGTCGGCATCATCTTCCGGGGCCTTGCCCAGCAGCTCATCGATGGTGCCCGGCATCTTGAAGCCGGCCGAATTCTTGGCGTTCTGGATCACTTCAGCAGCAGCGGCGGCCGAGTCGAGGCGCATGCCGCCTTCGTTCATGGTCTTGCTGCTGTGGATCAGCACCTCCAGGTCCTTACGGTCCTGGGCCGTGTATTGGGCATTGGTAGTTCCGCTCATGTCTTGATTACCTTTGAAAGAATTGAAGTCCAAAAAACAAGCACGGAACCCCGTGCAAACTTGTAGGAGGCTTCATTCTCATCGCCGGTAAATAGGCGACTTTGAGCGGTTTTCCTATTCCGAAATGGCCCGCAGATCCGCCAGCGTCTGCCGCGCTTCAGAGATGGATTCGTCGAGCAGAGCGATCTTCTGCTTGAGGTCCTTCTCCACATTGGGTGCGGCGGTGCGAATCGTTTGCGGCAGATCCACCTTCACACGGGCGAGGGCAGCCTGGAACTTCGCCCGGCCTTTTGCCATGGCTGCCACGATTTCGGCGATTGCGCCGGCCTGGTCATCCTGCGCGCGCAACGGCAGAACCTTGTCATTGAGCTTCACCTGGTAAATGTCGCCGGTCTCGGTGACGCCGAAGCTCACTTTCTGGTTGTCAGCGAATCCAAAGTGCACGAGCCGCGTGCTGACGCCGTGAACTTTAGTTACCTTCTGGTCCACATCGACCGTGGCTACCGGTGCGCCGGCGCGTTGGAAATAGCGCTTGGCTGCGGTGATCGCCTTGTCCTTCTCGGACGCCTTGAAGAAATCAAAAATGAGGGTGCCTGCCATAACTTTTCCTTTTGGTTATCCTGCTTTCTTCGCCTTCTGAGTGGTGAAGTTGTCGTGCTCAATGTGGTCATGATCGGCGACGGGGATTCCGTTGACAGTCAGGTCGCCGTCCGTCATCTCGCCGCCGCCCTTGCCCGCCATGCCTGAATTAAAGCTAAATTTGCCATCCACCTCGAACGTACCCGTGCACTTGGCGTTGCCGTCGAGAGTGATTTCCGGGGCCTTGACGACGGCAGACGCACCGGCTTGCACGGTCACGTTTTCCCCGGCGTAGATAAGGAATTTCGCGTCAGCTCGCCCCTCGATGTTTTCGTGGTGCCAGCGTCTCCACCCAGCAGCTGCCTCATTGCCGGCATTCTTTGCACGGTAGCCGGTAATGATGGGATACCGCGGATCTCCGCCTTGAAACTCTACCCAGACGGGATCGCCTTGGAGGATACGGATCTCGGTGTGCCAGCTCTTGTCTCCAATCGGATATTGGATCTCCGCTTCGGGATATTCCGTGGCGCCATCGGTCAGGCCCTCCAGTTCCACGCGGACGATGCGCGTGGCCTGGTCCACCGAACTGACGACGGCTGGCCACTTGCCCATGATGATGTTCACGAGAGGGCCCCCAACCAGATCCGCGAGTATTGATCAGGCGACCCACCATCTACCCCGGCCTCGGAGTGTAGGACCGTCGACATCACCACATATGGAATCTGGCGGATCGATATCACATCGCCAGCACGCAAGGCCGGGTTGGGTTGAGCCTTGAGTGTCTTTCTTTGAACAAGCACCTTGCCCATCGAATTCAGGGTTCCGATGGATTTTCTCGGGGTGTATGCCACCGACTGGCGATCACTTCGCCGCCGCCCTTGCGCGATGCTTCCATCTGGCTGCGCGGAGATATAGATGGGGATCTGGTCTTCCTCCAGAAAAGAGCTCCGGACATCTTCCGAGTTTTCGATTGTGAGTTCTTCGACAGGCGCCTGGCGAAACATGTCTACCAGGCGCATCACGTGCACAGCTCCATTGCGCCACATCAGCGCTGCTGCTTCCTCCTGCAGGACCTGCGTCAACATGAAGGTCGGGATGTCGCCCTTGAAGCAAGTGAAGCGGGGGATGTTGATATCCCCCTTGAACGGTGCGGTGCCGCCCAAAGCGCGATAGATCGACGCAATTCCGCTGTTCCTGCGGATCACCGCGCGTGTTTGCACCTTGCCGACGTCTGCACACCCGGAAATAAAGGCCGTGATAGAGGTGCCCGACAGTGGATAGTCGCCCTGGGCGCCGCTGCCCGCATTGGAGATAGGCTCTGCCTTGACGATGCGAAAGGCCATATCGTTGACCGTGATCGTCTTGCCCTCCTGGTAGTCCGCCGCGATAAGGGGAGTGGTGCGGATCTTTGCTTCGAACGTCGCCGGGATGGGTGCCAGATCAAAGCGCAGGTCGCATTCCAGCACCATATCGCCGCGCAGGCCGTTGACATTGAGCATGGTCAGATCGAGACTGGCAAGCAGCTGAATGCCAGGCGTGGCAGCTGTTCCGTTTCGTAGGTCCGGATATCGGGCTCAATCTCGGCGACGGTGCGGCCATACGGATCCAGCCCATTGGCGCGCGACGCCTCCAGCGCGCGAGCGTTTTCGAGCTCGACGTAGAGCGAAAAGAGCGGCTTGATTGCCGCCCACTCGCCCGAGGTGAGTTCGCAGTCATCATTGATGGCACTGTCCGGCTGATCGGCCTGGGAGGCGATATCGCCATGCCCGTGGTAGAGCCGTGCCGCCTTGACCGCAAGCCCGTTCACGAACTCGTCTTCCAGAATGAGGCCAAAGCCCCATTGGGTTGCCGCAACCAGGGCATCGAGTTTCACTTGTGGCCTCGATTAAGTGATGTTGCCCGGCAGGGTCTCGCCGAAGAAGTGGAAGAACATCGTGCCGGAAATCTGGGTGATCTGACCACGGTTTTCCCAGTCACGATCCGGGTTGTCGGTCTGGATGAAGCAGTCCACGAGGCGAACGGCGCGATGATACTTCTCCAGCGTACCTTCGTAGACCGTAGCATTGAACTTGCCGCCTTGGGCTGCCACTTGCTCCAGGAATTTGGCCATGTGGCCCTTCACCGTCTCGCTGGCGGTCACCTGGCCCTGCTGGTTGGTCTTGAGCTGCTGGGGCTGCCAGGACTCGCCGCCATTCGGTTGAGGAACAGCGATTTCACCGCCAGGCGACAGGGTCGGCCAGGGGAACTGCTTGAACAGCATGCGCGTTTCTTCGAAACCGTCGATGACGAACATGGCATCGCTCGATACCGACTTGTCGCCGAGGGCTTTTTGTACGTCGAAGGCCTGCTTGAGGATTGCACCGGTAGAAACGGTCATCGCGTCACCTATGAAATGTTGAATGAATCTCCAACAAGACTTTAGGGATGCAGCAGGGGAGGGCGCGGCCGACTTTTCCAATTCGACCGCAGAGAAGACAAAGCCCGCGAGCGCGGGCTTGTGAGGGTCGGCTTATAGCTTCGGAGGGAGCTCTTTCTTGATTTTCTGGATTCGCGGCTGGATGTAGGGCTCAAACTGGTCTGGCAGGTCGAATACCTTTGCCTTATGCAGAACGAGTGACCACCTAAATGCAGCCTCCATCGGCTGGAAATACGCATCGGACGGGTCTGCTTTGTAGCCAGTCTGGACTGCGATCACAAGAGTGGAGATGTCAGCAGCGACGCAATATTCGGCATCTTGCGCTGTCTTCTTCGTGCGATACCCCAGGTCGAGGCCTTCATAACAGTTCTTGGCTTCCGCCACGGTGGCATCAAGACCATTTGCCTTGTAGATACTCACCATCTTGTTCATGGCCGCATCGATATTGGCGTTACTGTCCCATGCCAACACGTAAGCCGGGCAGGCGCTAATCGCTGCTGTCAGCAGCAAGCATTTTAGTTTCTTCACGGAACTCCCCTTTGATTTTTGGCAAGTCTGCCACAGAATCAGCAGACCTGCCATGGCCCGTCATCCCAGGCCACCGGTGGCGATTCTCGCCAGCTGCCGGTCCTTCAGATCCTGGCCGGCCAGTTTCTCGCTGGCGACTGTGACCGCAATGGCCGGCTTCGAATCCATCGGAATAGGGATCTCTACCGCTGGCGGTGGCGGCGGTGGCGCGACAGCCGGCACTGCCGCCGGAGGAGTCGGCGGACGAACAGAGGCGCCCGGAGCGGCTGACGCCAGCGTCATCGGTGTGGCGCTTGCCGCGACGTCGGCTGTCTTTGCCGGACTGGACTCGGCCAGGTAGGCCTTGAACTTGTCCTTACGATCCTGGAGGCCGTTCGTTCCGCCGTTGATCTTGGCGGAGGCCGTCACCACATCACCGGCCTTGGCCGCATCGGACAGGCCTGATCGGCTCTTCCAATACCAGGTCGCAATCTTCGCCGCGTTCTGCGGGTCTGATGCCAGCTCAGGGTGATTCACCAGATCGAGGCCGGTTGCCTCAGCGGCTGCCGTGTAGTTGGCCCGGCCGGTCAGGCCGATGAAGCCCCGGCCCTTGAAGGCCAGGGCGTCGCCTGGCTGAGTGTTGCCGAGCTTCTTCTCCCCCCAGGCCCCGCCGTACATCGCCTCAGCGGTGGCACCTTCGCCCTGGTCCAAGATGGCCTTCGCCTGCGCTT